CATAGATTCAGCCCACAAATTATGGAAGTGAGCTACCCTTATCCATAAGGCACTCAACCTAAGAGGAAAAATAATGGAAGAAGAAAAGAAATTAACTGAAGAAGCTAATGCTCCTGAAGTTAAAAAGGATGATAAACTATTTAAGAAACCTGAAGGCAAGTCTATGTATCAAAAGCAAAGAGAAGATACTGATGATGCAGAAACTGAAGCATTCGCAAAAGGTGAATTAGGTAAATATCATTTAGAGAAAGCAGAAACAGCAACCGTTCAAGAGGACACAGAAACATCTGAAGAAATTGCAAGCTCCGATGGCGAAGCTACTCCTTCAACTGAACGCCCTGAAAATGCAGAAGATCGTGTTTTTAAAAAACGTTATGACGATTTGAAGAAACACTATGATTCTACTTTATCAAAGCACAAAGATGAGGTTAGAACTTTAAGAACGCAATTGGAAACATCTACTAAAGAGTTTGTTCCACCTAAGTCTAAAGATGAACTTGAGGCTTGGAGAAAAGAGTATCCTGATGTTTATGATATGGTTGAAACCATAGCTATGACAAAAGCTGATACTAGAGCAAAGGAGATTGAGGAGAAATACCAAAATCTACAAGCTCAACAGGAACAGATAAGCAAAGAAAAAGCTGAAGTAGAATTGTTAAAGATGCATCCTGACTTTAGTGAGATTCGTCAAAAAGATGAGTTTCATCAATGGGCTAGTAAACAAGATCCAGTTATTCAAAGTTGGTTGTATGAAAATACATCTAATGCACAACTAGCTGGAAGAGCAATTGACCTTTATAAAATGGACAATGGTACTAGCAAATTAACTAAGAAACAGGAAACATCTATTAAAAAGGAAGCAGCTAAAGCTGTGACTAAAACTACTAAAGCAACAGAGACAGAAATTCCTACAAAGAAAATCTGGTCTAACTCTGAGATTGCTAAGATGAACCCAAGAACGTTTGCGAAGTACGAAGCCGAAATTGATGAAGCTATTAGAGAAGGTAGAGTCCAACCTTAATAATAACAACTATAAACAATAGGCAATCATTATGGCAACAATGGGAAAAGCAGCGGGATACCAAAACTTACCTTCAGGTAATTGGGCTCCAGCGATTTATAGTCAGAAGGTTCAAAAGTTTTTCAGACGTGCATCAGTTGTAGAAGATATTACAAACACTGATTACGCTGGAGAAATTGAAAATTTTGGCGACACAGTAAACATAATCAAAGAGCCTTCAATTACAGTGAATGACTACGCTAGAGGTCAAACAGTAAACACAGAAACACTTGCAGACGATCAAATTCAATTGACAGTCGACCAAGGTTCGTATTTTGCGTTTAAAGTAGATGACATCGAAGAAAGACAATCACACGTAAACTTTGAAGCTCTTGCAACTTCTTCAGGTGCTTACGCACTTAAAAAGAACTATGATTTTAACGTACTAAAAGCAATCTATGATGGAGCATCTACAAATGCTTCAGCTACAGGTACTGACGGTTCACCAATTGATGGTGATGCGGCAGCAGATACTTTAGTAGACGTTATGTCAGCAGCTAAAACAGTTCTTGATGGTGCAGATGTACCAGAAGAAAACAGATGGTTCGTAGCTCCACCAGCTTTCTATCAACAAATTAGAAAAGCAGGTGCGAAAATTATGGATCAATCTGTAATGAACGATGGTTCAGCTTCAGCTATGAGAAATGGTATGATTACAGACAGACCTTTATTTGGTTTTAGAATGTACTCTACTAATGCAATAGCTGTATCAAGCGGATCAGCGGCAAATAAAACTTTTGGATCAGCAGGTTCTAATGAGCATGCTTTCCTTTATGGTCACCAGTCAGCGGTAGCTACTGCAAACCATATTGCGAAAACAGAACTTATCAGAGACCCTGATTCATTTTCAGACATCGTTAGAGGTCTGCACGTTTTTGGAAGAAAAATTCTAAGAACTGAAGCAGTATACTCTGGTGTTATAACAATTGGTTAATTAGAGGGAGATAGATAGATATGGCAACTTATGACGTAACAGGCGTAGGTGGAACTACTGGACACCCGTCTAATGGTAGAACACCTTACTTAGTAGAAAACACTATTAACGTAGCAACAATCAACGGAGATTCTGGAGCAGCACAAAATGATGTTCTTAGAGTTCTTGATATACCTGCTGAAACTTTAGTTATGGAAGCTGGAATTGAAGTGCTTACTGCACTTTCTTCTTCAGTTACTTTAGACTTAGGTATCACAGGCGGTGACGTTGACATTTACGCTGATGGTGACACAAATGCTACAGGATACTCAGCACCTACAGCTACAGCAAGACATGTAGCTGGATCAGCTGATACTCTTGATGTATTAGTATTAAGTGCAGCAGCAGCAGCTGGTAAAATAAGAGTTTGGGCTGTAATGTGTGATATATCAGGTATTAATGAAACTGATAACAACACAGATTCACAATTAGACTCAGCAGTTTAATACTGTTTAATTTTAAGGGGGGTATTTATATCCCCCTTATTAAAACCCTTTCATAACTAATAGGATAAACAATGACTACATACGATTTAACAAAAAAAACATATGGAGTATCTGGACAATCAAAAGTTATTCTAGGCAATACTAATAATGAAAGTGGTTGGAAAAGATTACAAAATTTAGAAAACAAAGTTGAAGAGCAATCTGATAAATTAGATCAGATAACTTCACTACTCAATGAAATATCAAAAAAGACATCAGCTTCTTGAGATAATATCTGAGTACAAATCTGACAAGTCTGCATTAACAAAACAGATTGACGATTTGAAAAGACAATTAAACGAAGCAGAATCTCGTATCAAAAGATTATTAATTAGATGCGAACAGTTTGCAGAAGATAACAATACAACAGAGGAATAGATATGACAAAAGATAGTTATAATAAAAATAAATTTTATAGCAATAAATCTAAAGAGATTAAAGTAAAAGAAATAACTCTTTCCTCTACAGGAAGAGAAGGCACAATATACAAAGGTAAAGCTAAAGATTATCCTGGTATTGTTAAAATTATTAAAAAGAGTACTAATTAATAATGGCTACAACTTACTTAACATTATCTAATAGAGTACTTAGAGAATTAAATGAAGTTGAAATGACTTCATCTAATTTTTCTAGCAGTAGAGGTATTCAAACTGCTGTTAAAGACTTTGTTAATAAATCTATTCACGATATTTACAATGAAGGTGCAGAGTTACCTTTATTACACACATCAACGACTCAGGCTACTTTCACTGGTGACGGTGAGTATGCATTTCCAACGGATGTGCGTAGAGTAGATTTTGAGTCGTTTTTTTTAAAACCAAACGAATTAATTACTAATGGTGAATTTACATCTAATATTAACAGTTGGACTACAATAGCAGGTGCAGGTAGTGCAGCTTATAATAGTGGTGGTAATGGAAGATTAAGATTAAATGATTATGCTGCATACCAATCTATATCAACTATAGTAAATAAAACTTATAATTTACAAGTTAGAGTATTAGATTCAAACGGCACAGGTGCTGCTCTAAAAGTACAAGTAGGTACAGCAGCAGAAGGAACACAAAATTTAAACACAACATTAACAGTAACTGATTTTAATGCAGGTAATATACTAGATGTACAATTTACTGCAACATCACAAACAACTTTTATAACTGTTAATAATACAACTACAGCTACTAATTTAGATGTAGATTATGTAAGAGTATCAAGAGCAGATGTAACTACTAGAAAATTAAGATACATATCTTATGATGATTACTTACAAAGATTTAAAGAACAAGACGATAGAAATAATAGTGGACATTATGGTATGCCACAATACATATATAAAAAACCAGATTATAGTTCATTTGGTTTAACTCCTATACCTGATAAGAATGATTATTTAGTTAATTATGATTACTATACAACACACACAGACTTATCAGCACATGGAGATGAAATGGCATTACCAGATAGATTCTCATCATTACTTACAGATAGAGCTAAATATTATGTGTATATGTTAAGATCTGATCCAGATCATGCTAACTTATCAAATAGAGATTATCAAAGAAAACTAAATTTATTAAAAACTGATTATGCTTCTAGAGCTGACTATATGAGAGATACTAGAATATCATCAGGTAACTCAAGATTAGCAATAGTATAATATGCCAGATACTTCTTTATTAAAACCATATAATGCAACATGTGGTGGTGGTTTAGTCTTAAACAAAGATGTTTATGATATGGCTCCAGGTGAAGCATTACAATTAGTAAACTTTGAACCATCTACAGAAGGTGGGTATAGAAGATTAAATGGTACTACTAAATATAATTCTACAATAGTACCTCAAGTATCTGCTAGTACAG